GTTGACAGACAGGTTGCCGTTTGGCGAGGTCTGCGTGCAGATCGTGTCGGTGTTGCTGTCGAATGCGTTGGCCACATTGCCGCCTGCGCTCGTGCCATAGCTGCCAGAGGGGCGGTTCATGGTGCGATACAGGACGTTCAGGGCGTCGTTAGCCCCCAGAGGCAGCTCATAGACCGCCTTGTCCGGCTGAAGGCCAATCACGACCTTATTGATAGCCCAGTATTGAATCCCGATGTTGATCAGGTTCGACAGCAGGAAGAACAAAGACTGCCGTGCAGACAGCACCTGCTCCGAGGTCAGCTCCTCGGCAAGCTTTCCCGCTCTGCGGGCGCCATGATCAATCAGCGTTTGGACATCGATTACGGTCGTTCCAACGGTTCCAGAGTAGGCCATATCACCATCCCGGACAGTTCCAGCGCTTCATCGAAGCCCTCGCTCTACTTCCTTTCTCGCTTTTTTCAGCGACTGGACCCATCCGGGCGCAGAACGAATCGCGCCGCTTACCCCCCTCGGGTTGTGGAGCCTTGAGATTGGAACCTGTCTCTCGGTTGTACTTTTCCCGGCCCTTGGCCGTTAGTCCAGCGCCTCGCTCTGCCGGCAGTTTTTCACCGCGTCCAATTGCAAGCGAGGGGCCACCATCCTTCATTTTCTTCGGCAGTTCTGCATACGACTTCTTGCCAACATTAGCCTCAGTGTACTCCTTAGCCACGCTCGGTTTAATACCCACCTTCTTAGCGAATTTGGGATTGTTTTCGGCTGCCTTCATCAGGCGAAACTGAGCTTGGGTCTTGGCTGGCATTTAGGATACCTGCTGCACAGAAACAATCACTGAGGGGATCGCCGGTATTGCAGGACTCACAGAAACCGGCGCATGTTCCATCGTGACCAGAGCGTTTGATTTCAGCCAAATCAGCTCAATGTAATCATTTGAGTTCAACGAAAAGAACAGATTCCAGGCCGCTACAGCGTAGCCATAGATGTTGTTGTTTTTGCGTGCTGGCACCGTGATGATGGTCGCCGAATTCGGAACATCAACATTGTTCACACGAGCCCAGATCCACACTTCATGTTGAGCGTTGTCCGTGTTTTGAAACTGTGCGCTGAACTGTAGGTCGTAGATTCCGGTGTTTGGTACGGTGATCTGGCTACCACCAACAAGCGTGACCCCGTCTGTAACATCTGCGGTGTTGTAAGTCATGGGCGTGCCAGCAACCGTGCTACCAGCCTGGTCGGTACTATCGCTCCACGACCCATAAGCGCGGTTGTAGGCGTCCAAATCTGCGACGGTAGTTTTTTTGTTATCTCCACCCTGAACGATCGGTACCAGTTCAACACCGGTAAGCGGCAGCGCCGCCGCTGTCATTGCTGAGATTTTGGTGTCGGCCATCTCAAGACTCCAGTTCTATCTTGTCGTCGTTTTCCTGCAGCACGTACCCTGTACTTTCCATCAGAATGAAGTACGGTCCGCCAGGAGTTGGGATAGGACCACGGACAATCACCGATTGCCCGCCAAGGTCACTACCAAAGCCAGCGCTGGCATCTGCCACCGTGCCCGATGCCACACCTGGGTAGGTGTTCGCAAAGTTCGCTACGGCCTCAAAACCAACGCCGCCGGACATTTAAATTCCCGCCTGAATCAACTTAAGCGATACGGTGCCATCGCCCGAGTTCATCGTCACTCGAATGGCAGTCACCGGGAAAGCATAGTTGCCATCGGCATTAGCAATCGCTGCAGCCACCGTCGGGTGCGGAAACCAAGTTGAAAAGCCGACATTCGGGTCGTCAAAAGAGTGCTGGACGGTGTAGTTCACCGTGCCCGTCTTCACGACACCAAACCCCACATTAAACGGCGTGACGTTCAGATTCATGACGATTGGAGCGCTGGACCCTACGCCTGTCTGAGATACGGTAGTTAATTTCATATCGTCATCCTTAGAAAGCGGGGGCCTAAGCCCCCACCTTGTTTAGCAAGAGCCGCCTTTGGCCATTTTACCGCCGTGCTTCTTTCCTGGCACTACCGTGACAGACCTTTCGGTCTCGGTGATTGCCTCGGGACTTCCGCCGTAGGCCATCTTCTTGCCGTACTTCTCGTTGCTCATCTTCTTGGCCGCCTTCATCGCAGGAGCATTCTCTTTCTGGAAAATGTTATCCAAGCGCTTCTGTGCGGGAGTCATGACCGGGCCACCCTTTTTATAGGTGCCGGACAGCTCGTTGATTGCAACAGCCTTAGGGGCAGGTTTGCGGCCCTGGGGCATAGCTACGGGAGCGCCGCTAGCATTTTTTCCCGTAGCTTTTTGCTTTTTTACATCACCGCCTTCCTTGTACCCACCCTGGCCCATGACGACGCCACCGGTCGCGTAGCAGTCTTTCTTCGCTGCGCCACCCTTCTTGTAGCCACCGCCATTACCAAGCTTCACGCCGCCTGTAGGGCCCTGATCGCGATCGGGGTGAGCGGTGTGCATGTCGGTCGTCTTGTTGGTCATCGTCTTGATGATTCCGCCTTCTTTGTAGCCGCCCTGACCCATCACCACTCCGCCAGTCTTCAGGCCCTTGTGAGCCTTGCTAGCGGGCTTGTCGGCGTGCTCCTTGAGCTTCTTAGCAGTCGAGGCCATCTTCTTCATCTCGGCAGCGTGCTCAGCCTTGGTCTCGCCACCCTTCTTCATGGCGGGAGCCGGAGCCATAGCGCGACGAGCTTCCATGTTCTCCATCATGTCGGAGCCACGGCCAAGCGGGCCTGCAGGACCAGCGCCCATGCCACGCATAGCGCGACGACGGGCAAAGAGCCCAGGCTTCATCGGTGCGCGTGAGGGCATCATGCCGCCACGAGCAGGCATCGAGCCAGCGGCCGGAGCCATTGCTGGGTCGCCACCCATCTGCATCTTCTTCTCTACTTTCCCGCCCTTTTTGAGCTTTAACTCAACGGAGGGCTCTGTGGTCATCATTTTGACCATCGGCTTAAACTGTCCCATTTTCGGACTCCTGTTCGGTTGATTGTTCCTGTTCAATTTTTACAAGCAGAGCCTGCAAGACATCAATCGCGCCCTGCGCCGCAACGGCTAGTTCATGCCCTTGGGTGCGTTGCCGAATCATGTTCTGAAGCTCAGCCTGTAGATATTCACGGGTTATTGCCATTAGGGCGCTACCGTGGTGGCCATCAGGTAGTACACCGCGCCAGTCGCATCAATGAACTTGACCTTATGCGTGGTGCCTGCGGTATCAACATCTGCCTGAACCATCGCGGCAGGGAGGTTGAACAGGTTCCCGATCGTTCCGGTATTGCTGTTCGTCACGCGGATGAACGAGCAATTGGTAGGGACGGTTGCCGTGGCGTTGAAGTCGGAATCAGCCTGGATTACCGCGGTCGTGCCACCAGGGTTGACGCCAGCAGCGGCGCCCAGTGTGACGCGCAGAGCGTTACCAGCGCCAGAGATAGTGCCGCCAGAATTAACAGACAGGGAAATGTGAGCGCCATTGACGGTGCCTCCCGTAGCGGCATTTGCAGCCGTTACACGGGTCAGAAAACGAGCAGTCTCACCGGAACCGGTCGAGTTGATCGTCAGACGGCTGTAATTGAGCCGGACGTCGCCCGTGGTAGCGGTAGAGGTTGCGTAGGAACTGGTTACGTTACCGGCCTCGGTGACCACAATGGGTTCAGCGGAGGTGCCGGATTCAAAACCGTTATTAGACCGAACTGGTCCAGAGAAGGTGGTACGAGCCATTTAACTCTCCTTATGCACAAGTGACCCGTCCGTCTGTGCATCGTCTGCTGGGGCAGTCTGACGGGCTAAAACGATCCCAGATGAAACCTCCCGCCAGTCGCCCAGCGGGAGGGGTATTGCTTAGACTCCAGGCGTACCGTACATCGCACGCGGGTCGGTGAAGCCAACGTCATAACGCTCCGTGGCCTTGTAACGCATGGAATCGGTCTCGAAATCACCTTCCATGGTCTTCTCAAGAGCACGACGCATCATGAGCTTCATACCTTCCGGCGCGTCGGTCTGCACCCACCATGCCGTAGCACTGGTGAGACGCGACAGAACAGCGGCACCCTCCGACAGCAGTCCAATGGACTTGATCGGGTTGATGTCGTTGTCGGCGGTACCGGAGCGCAGAACAGACTTCAGGAGAACCTCAGCCTGGAAGACGTTGCCAGGAGCCACCACCAATTGGCGGGGAACCAGACGAATCTTCTTGCCGTTGTTGTCCACTGCTTGGCGGATCTGGATAAGCATCTGCTCAAGCGAGGTCTGCGAAAGCACAGCGGCGGTCGTCAGCAGGTTGCTAAAGGTGCCGTTCACAATCGGGTGAGCGTTGGAGTTCAACTGCACGCCGTCACCGCCAGGATAGGCAGAGTTAAACGCACGGTTGAGAACGTTCGCCGAAAGGGTCTCTTTGGTCTCAATCAGGGACTGAGCCAAGTGACGGGCATAAACCTGACCAATACGGATGTGGTCGCCGTCTTCCACAAGCACTTTGGTCAGCGCGAAGGCGAGGCCATACACGTTGTACACATAGCGCTTCAGGAAGAGTACGCCACCCTGCTGATAGGACACGGGGGTACCATCAGGCAGTTGGGGCGCAGCGCCGAATCCAT